AATACAGAGAAAGCTCTCCGCGAAGCATCGTATCAAGTTCGTGGAAGCCAGAGTCTGTTTGAAGCAGGTAACCCAACAAATGCTATGGGCGCTTCCAGCTCCACAGCAGGCGATGGCGCTGTTGACATTTTCGATCCAGTATTAATCTCGTTAGTTCGTCGCGCAATGCCTAACCTCATTGCTTATGACATTTGCGGCGTTCAGCCAATGACAGGTCCCACAGGACTGATCTTCGCAATGCGCTCACGTTACACATCGCAGTCTGGCGATGAGGCATTCTACGGCGAGTCCAACACTGAGTTCTCTTCGTACAATAAGAACTCTGCAGCTCTTGGTAACAACCACGTTGGCTTGACAGGTGCAGGTGCAAACCTGACACAACTGGCTACCAACACCGAAGTTAACTTTGCAGGCGGTGTTCCAACATCTGAATTAGAGCGTTTTGGTAACGGTACAATTACATTCCCACAGATGGCTTTCTCCATTGAGAAAGTTACAGTAACAGCTAAAGGTCGTGCACTTAAGGCTGAGTACTCGATGGAAATGGCTCAGGATCTGCGCGCCGTTCACGGTTTAGATGCAGAGACAGAGCTCTCTAACATCCTGTCGGCAGAAATTCTTGCTGAAATCAACCGCGAAGTTATTCGTTCGATCTATGTTACAGCTAAGGTCGGTGCTACAGAGAACACAACAACAGCTGGTGTGTTTGACCTGGATACCGATTCTAATGGTCGTTGGTCCGTTGAGAAGTTCAAGGGTCTGATGTTCCAACTCGAAAGAGAAGCTAACAGAATCGCAAAAGATACTCGTAGAGGTAAAGGTAACATCGTTATCTGCTCGTCGGATGTTGCTTCCGCACTGCAGATGGCCGGTGTTCTGGACTATGCTCCTGCCCTGAACTCTAATAACCTCCAGATCGATGACACAGGCAATACATTTGCTGGTGTTCTGAACGGCCGTATCCGCGTTTACATCGATCCATATGCTGGTGGTAACTACTTCGTTATGGGCTACAAAGGTTCGTCAGCATTCGACGCTGGTCTGTTCTACTGCCCATATGTTCCTCTCCAGATGGTTCGTGCAGTTGATCCTGACACATTCCAGCCCAAGATTGGCTTCAAGACTCGTTACGGAATGGTTGCAAACCCATTCAACGACGGATCTACAGCAGCTGGTACAGGCGCACTGGCCGAGGACACAAACGTGTACTATCGCCGCGTCCGCGTTAACAACATTATGTAATTCCAATAATAAGAATAACTACATAATGATGTACTTAAAGGGGATCTTCGGATCCCCTTTTTTATTATAGGATAAATATTATTATGAGCGCAATCAATAATCTTCCAGATAATAAGAACTTTTTATCACCTCTTGGGTTTACTTTTACTATAAAGAAAACACCAGGTGTCAATTACTTTGTTCAATCAGTCTCTCTCCCAAGTTTAACACTAGGTCAATCAGACATACAGACACCCTTCGTTAAACTACCTATCCCAGGGGACCACATTGACTTCAGTACTCTCTCTATAACCTTCCGTGTAGACGAGGAGATGAATAATTATAAAGAGATATTTGATTGGATTATTGCGTTAGGATTCCCTGAAGGATTTAATCAATACAATGCAATTGCCCCGAGTAGAGGCAAGTTTGGCGGATCTATTAATAATCCTGTAGCAGGAACAGGGGTTTATTCCGATGCATCTTTAATGATCCTTAATTCTGTAAAAGCTCCAATCGTAGAGTTTGCTTTTAAAAACCTCTACCCTATCTCTCTTTCAGATATAATGTTTGATACCCGTGATACAGACGTTAACTACGTTGACGTTACTGCTATGTTTGCCTTCGAGCAATTCAAGTTGAATTACGTGTAATATTGCACTATAATATTATGATTACTGTGAGGTGTATATGAAACTTGAAGAACTTCAATCCATGTGGGAACGAGACAGCTGTATTGACCGAACTGAACTCGGCGAAGAAAGTCTCCGTATTCCACAACTACATTCCAAATACTTTAAACTTTTCTCAGAAGAAAGACTGACTCTGAAAAAGTTTGAGACTGCGTATAAAAAGCTCTATCGAGTGAAGTTTGAATATTACAACGGTACGCTAAGTGAGGAGGAGTTAAAGGAGAATGAATGGGAACCGTTTCAATTACGAGTGCTCAAGTCCGACATTAGTCTCTATCTACAGTCAGATGAAGCATTATGTGAGCTAGAGTTAAGAACAGAACTTCAAAAAGAGAAAGTTGAATTTTTGGAATCTATTATAAAGAATCTACCAGCAAGAGGCTACCAAATTAATGCTGCCATTACCTGGGAAAAGTTTAAGGTTGGTGCGTGATAGTAATTGAAAAGATAAACGATGTTCATATAAAACTTCACTGCGAGAGCGACGTCGCTCAGGAGTTAAATGAATACTTTACCTTTAATGTACCTGGGGCCAGATTCTCCCCTGCATTTAGAAATAAGATGTGGGATGGTAAGATTAGACTATTTTCAACTGCTACCCATTTAATATACGGTGGTCTTGTAGCACATGTTCAAAGGTTTGCTAAAGAAAGAGATTATGAAATAAGTTTTATGTCTAATGATTTTTGTGACGAGAACTTTTCATTACACGAAGCAAACGAATACATTAATAATTTAAATCTAACCCTCAAGCCAAGAGACTATCAAGTAGAAGCATTTGCTCATGCTGTTAGAAAAAAACGAGCACTGCTTCTTTCTCCAACAGCATCCGGTAAGTCACTTATAATCTATCTACTAAGTTCTTACTATAGATCAGATAGTGATAAGATACTAATAATTGTACCAACTACATCCCTGGTTCATCAGATGTCATCTGACTTTGTTGATTACGGTTGCGATGAAAAACTTATCCATAAAATATTCTCAGGACAAGAGAAAATAACAGACTCGCCGTTTGTTATAACAACATGGCAATCAATTTACAAGATGCCAAAGCCTTGGTTTCATCAATTTAACTGCGTTATAGGGGACGAAGCGCATCTCTTTAAAGCAAAAAGCTTATCTTCGATAATGTCTAAGCTTGCCGTATGCCCTATGAGATTTGGATTCACCGGTACCCTGGATGGATCACAAACACATAAGCTTGTACTTGAAGGATTATTTGGAGAAGTAAAGAAGGTAACATCGACAGCTGATCTGATTGATCAAAAGCATTTATCTCAATTTCAAATTAAAGCAATAGTACTATCATACACAGAAGAAACTAGAAAGAGACTGAAAGGTATAGACTACCAATCAGAAATAGATTATATTAATAGCAATCAACAAAGAAATAATTTTATTGCTAATTTAACAGCATCTCTTAATGGCAACACTCTTGTTTTGTTTAAGATTATTGATCACGGCAAGGGACTTTATAATTTAATTAATGCAAAATCAACCGATCAAAAAGTGTTTTATGTGGATGGTGCTGTTGATGGGCTATTAAGAGAAGAGATAAGATTAGCTATCGAGCAAGAAAAGAACGGGGTTATTGTTGCTTCGTTAGGAACTTTCTCAACAGGTGTGAATATCAAAAACCTACATAATATTATCTTTGCTAGCCCTAGTAAATCAAGAATAAAAACCCTTCAATCAATCGGTAGAGGGTTAAGACTAGGTAACAATAAAGAAATTGCAACACTTTATGATATCGTTGATGACCTATCATGGAAGTCAAAAAAGAACTATACACATCTACATTTCTTGGAAAGAGTAAAAATGTATGATGATGAAAAATTTGAGTACAAGATTTACAACGTAAACTTAAAGGATTAGAATTAATGATTTCAATTGTCAAACTTCTCAACGGAACAGAAATAGTTGGAGAGGTTGTTAAAGAAGAAAATGATTTCATTACTATGAGTGATCCTTTGACTATTAATTATAGGTATAAGAATGATTTTTCTCCTCCTATAATTTCACTTACTAGATTTTCTTCTTTTTCTTCCTCTAAAGAAACTACAATTAAAAGAGAACATATTTTAGCAGTATTTGTACCATCAGAAAATATGGTAAAGTACTACAATGTATCTCTTAAAAATATTATTGAAAATATTGATCCTGCTATCGACCAAGAATTAGCTTTAGCTGCTGGAGATGATAAAGATCTCTCTCCCGAGAGCCAAGCCAAGCTTGCCCTCATAGAACGACACGTAACAAAAGCCACTCTCAACTAGTTGCATTTAACAGTTAAAGTGAATTATAATTAGTACGTTTTATAACGTTTGAAAGATTTATGTCTAACGCCCACTACGTCGATAATAAAAAACTATATCAAGCAATTGTTGAATATAGAAAAATAGTCAGAGAGAAGGAAGAGCAAGGTCTCGAAAGACCTCCTATTCCTTCTTATATCGGTCATTGCATGCTGATGATCGCACAAAGACTCTCCCTCAAGCCTAATTTTGTTAACTATTCGTACAGAGAAGAAATGATCTCTGATGGTATAGAGAACTGTGTATGCTATTTTGATAACTACAACCCGGATCGTTATGACAACCCGTTTGCTTACTTTACACAAATAATTTACTTTGCATTTCTTAGAAGAATACAAAAAGAAAAAAAGCAGCTCTATATTAAGCATAAAACCTTAGAGAATTCTTTTATAATGAATGAGCTAGTAGAGCAAGGGGAACATGATGATGGCGATTTTACCCCTGCTTACATAGATCTTGAAAATGAGAACATGAACGAGTTTATTAGAACATTTGAAGATGGACTTGACAAAAAACGTAAGAAGCGTAAGCAGGGCGTTGAAAAATTTATTGAAGTAGAAGAGCAAGAAGAGACTGAATCTGAAGAATTAAAACTTGACGACGAAGAAGAGAAATAATGCGCATTGCTATTCTTGGTGATACTCACTTTGGTGCGAGAGGAGACAGTCCATTCTTTCACCGATACTTTAAGACTTTTTATAATGACGTTTTCTTTCCCTATCTAGAAAAGAATAATATTGATACGATTATTCAGCTAGGGGACGTATTCGATAGACGTAAGTTTGTAAACTATCAAACTCTCAACTACTGTAAAGAGTATTTTTTTGATGCTCTTAACTCTAAGTATAAATCGTGGCTGTTGGTAGGAAATCACGACACATACTATAAAAATACTAATAAAGTAAACTCATTAGATCTTTTACTTGGACAGTACAAAAATATTAATCAAGTACAGCAGCCATATGAGACATCTTTCGGTGGTGTAAGCATTCTTATGGTGCCCTGGATTTGTGCAGAGAATTACAACGATGTAATGCATGCCATGGACATCTCTAAGTCACAGATACTTGTAGGACATTTTGAAATAAATGGCTTTGAGATGCATAAAGGGGCTTTTTGTGATGGCGGTATTGACCCATCCGTTTTTAATAAATTTGACTTAGTAATATCAGGTCACTTTCATACTAAGTCAACAAGAGGTAATATCGTTTATACTGGTACTCCTTATGAAATGACATGGAGTGATTATGAAGATAAAAAAGGGTTTCACATCTTCGACACCGATACAAGAGAGCTTGAATTCGTACCGAATCCTTTTTCTATGTTCCACAAGATATGGTACGATGATAGCAATAGTTCAATGGATGAGATCGTTGCTCAGGACTTTGACAAATATAAAGACACAATAGTAAAAGTTATTATTAAGAATAAACTTAACCCTGTCTGGTTTGATATCTTTATTGAGAAGCTAGAAAAGTCCGGAGTCATCGACATGCAGGTAGTTGAGGATCATCTTAACCTAAACCTTGAAGATGATTCCGATATTGTTAATGAAGCGGAAGATACGCTCACTATACTAAACAAGTACGTCTCTCAACTAGAACTAAAAGCGGATAAACAAAAGCTGGAAAACTTATTACGTACACTTTATAATGAAGCATTATCTATGGAGTAAATCGTGAATATTTTCTTTCTTAGTAATGATCCTGATGATTGTGCTCGACAACACTGTGATAAACATGTTGTTAAAATGATATTAGAGACCGCACAGTTATTGTCAAACGCCCATCACATGTTAGATGGCGATCAGGTTATAAAGCCTATTTACAAATTAACTCATAAAAATCATCCTTCAGCCGTATGGACACGTGCAAGTGTAACACACTATGAGTGGCTGTGGATGCTACTCGGCACATTATGTAGAGAGTATACCCATCGATACGGTAAGGTTCACAAAGTAGAGCGAGACGGTCTCATTGAAATACTAAAGACACCACCAGTAAATATTCCAAGAAGCAGTTGGATGTCAGAACCTCCTCCTGCAATGCCAGATGAATATAAAGTAACTAATGTGGTTGAGTCGTATAGAAATTATTATAGAGGTGCAAAGCGCTCCTTTGCGCGATGGACAAATAGAGAAATTCCCGAATGGTTTAATGGATGATTATATTTGAAAAAGTACGCTGGAAAAACTTTCTTTCTACCGGTAATGCATTTACCGAAATAGCATTAACAAAAAATAAGTCAACCCTTATTATTGGGGAGAATGGTGCTGGTAAAAGTACCATTCTCGATGCTTTATCATTTGGCTTGTACGGCAAGCCTTTTAGAAAGATTAACAAACCTCAACTACTTAATACTATCAATCAGAAAAGTCTCGAGGTAGAGATTGAGTTTAGAATTGGTAAACGTCAATTCTTAGTTAAGCGAGGAATGAAACCTTCTCTTTTTGAAATATATCAGGACGGCAAGCTTCTCAATCAAGATGCAGAATCAAAAGAGTACCAAGAGATGTTTGAGAGAAATATTCTCAAACTAAACCACAAATCATTTAACCAAATCGTCGTGCTTGGTAGCGCGTCTTTTGTACCTTTCATGCAACTGCCCGCAGCCCATAGAAGGGAAGTAATCGAGGATCTTTTGGATATTCAGATCTTCTCTACTATGAATTTATTGCTAAGGGACAAAGTACAGAAAAATAAGAACGATATTACCGATACCGATTATAATATGCGTCTGGTTGCCGAAAAGATTGAAATGCATAAAAAGCATTTACAGGCAATGAAGCAGAGCAATGAAGAAGTTATTGAGCAAAAGAAAGATAAAATTTTAGAATTAGAGTTAAGTATTGCTGACGTTAAGACAAATATTACAAGGCTTAACAGTGAGTTGGAAAAGGCAACAAGTAGTATCTCTGATCAAGAAAAGGTTAAGTCTAAGTTCGATAATATTATTGATTTAAAGACCAAGCTAGATCTAAAACTTGACAAGCTGCAGAAAGAAATAGAGTTCTTTAGAGATCATGACGACTGCCCGGTATGTAGACAGGGTATTGATCATGTGCACAAAAAAGAGATTGTTTCTAACGATAACGATCAAATATTAGAAGTGCAAAATGCTATTCAGAAACTAAACGAAGACATTTCCTGGTACACACATCGCATTAAAGAAATTAGCTCTGTAAATGATAAGATTACTATTTTGAATAGAGACATTTCAAATGATAACGTTCAAATAACAACTCTGCTCTCATTTATCAAAGGTCTTAACGAAGAGATAGAAAAGCTTAAAACTGACAAGACCATTACTGAAGATAACTCAGAAGAGTTGAAGCAACTCAAAGGGGAATTAAAAGAGCATGTAGCAAGCAAGGAAGAGCTTGTACAAACAAAACAAGTACTAGATGTTGCTTCTATGCTCTTAAAAGATAGCGGTATTAAGACAAAGATTATTAAGCAGTATGTTCCTATTATGAATAAGCTCATTAACAAGTATTTGGCTGCTATGGACTTTTTTGTTAATTTTGAGCTTAACGAAAATTTTGAAGAAAAAATAAAGTCGAGGTTTAGAGATGATTTTTCATACGAGTCGTTTTCAGAGGGAGAGAAGATGCGAATCGATCTGGCACTTCTTTTTACGTGGCGTGCTATTGCTAAGCTTCGTAACTCTGCTAGCACAAATCTCCTTATTATGGATGAAGTATTCGACAGCTCCCTCGACCATAACGGAACAGACGAATTCTTAAAGATCCTTGGTACACTTACCTCTGATACAAACGTCTTTATTATTAGTCATAAAGGCGATACTCTGTTTGATAAGTTCGATCATATTATTAAATTTGAAAAGCATAAAAATTTCTCAAGGGTAGCATCATGATACACAAACTAGTTCACTGTGACGACAAGATACTTCATACACCTACGAATGATTTTGATTTTGCAAACCCTCCTACTGATCCAGTACAGCTTGTAAATGACTTGATCGAAAGTCTCACACATTACGGGGGTATTGGATTAGCAGCCCCTCAAGTGGGCCTTCCCTATAGAGTGTTTGTAATGTGGTCCCAAGAAACACTTGCATGCTTTAATCCAAAGATAATTGATCAAACAACTGAAGAAGTTTTACTCGATGAAGGCTGCTTATCTTATCCTAACTTACTAGTGCCTATTAAAAGACCTAAGTCAATAAAAGTTAGATTTACTGATCCATTTGGATCAACAAGAACCGAAAAGTTTACCGGTATGACAGCAAGATGTTTCTTGCATGAGCTTGATCACCTTAACGGGGTAGATTATACTATGAGAGCATCACGATTTCATCTTGAGCGCGCTCAGAGAAAACAAAAAATATTGAGTAGGCAAGCTAAACGTATTGAACAGGCCGCTATATAATATATCGTGCCCTTCCACGTAAACTAGGTAGCTGCCCTTCCAGCTATCCAATAACTAGGAGTGTAAATGTCTAAACTAAAAGTATCTGAACTCTTTTATTCGATCCAAGGCGAGGGTCGATATATGGGAGTACCATCCGTCTTTCTTCGCACCTTTGGTTGCAATTTTACCTGTTCAGGGTTCGGTATGCCGAAAGGAGTACAGAGTGAAGAACGTCTTAAAGTCATTCCAGAAAACTATTCTAAGTATAACGAGCTTCCCCTTGTTCATACTGGGTGTGATAGTTACGCTTCCTGGGATCCTCGTTTTAAGCACCTTAGTCCTGTTATTGAATGCGGGCAACTGGCTAAAGACATTACTAACCTCCTTCCTCAGAAGAAATGGGTAGATGAGCATTTAGTCATTACCGGAGGAGAACCTTTGTTAGGGTGGCAACGTTCATACCCTGAGTTGCTCTCAGCATCGGAAATGGAAAGCTTAGTTGAGCTTACATTTGAAACTAACGGTACACAGCCTTTATCTGATGAGTTCTTTAGATATCTCAATGAATGGACATTTACAAGAACATACGATGCTCTAACATTCTCAGTATCACCCAAGCTTTCTATCTCCGGTGAAAAATGGGAAGAGGCTATCTGCCCTGACGTAATTGCACAATACAGCGCTATTGGGTACGTATATCTTAAGTTTGTAGTTGCAACAAAAGACGATGTAGCTGAGGCTGAG